GCTCGCTGGTGATCCTCAACACCACCCTGCAGCACACCCGGAACGTGTCGTCGGTCACCGCCGCGGGGATGCCTTTGGGGTGGCGTCCGCGGATTGCCTGTTCCACGCCGGCGCTCACGGCGTCCAGCAGGGACGTGTGCAGGCTGTTCCTCAACTCGGGTGGCAACCGCTCATCCATGACCGGTGATGTCGTGGACAATCTGGAGGTGCATGCGGTGTTCGACACGGATGATCCGTGGCCGACTAGCCTCACATGATTCCATGACTCCTCACCGAGGATCACTCTCCCCCGGGATGCCCATTCGGGTGTTCCGGGGGTCTTTTCGTGTCTCTGGAGGGGTGCGCCCCACCAGATCGCTCACTTTTTATGATCGTTTATGGCAAGGTCTTGACATAGGCTGCCAGGGGTGGCAGCATTAGTCATGTCAACAGAACAAAGCCCCCGCGAGGCGGCAACCTCCGGGGGCACGGACAGAGAAAGGACCTCTGACATGACCAAGAATAACATCTACGCCTTCCGCGACCACGCCATCGAGTGCGAGATCATCGAGCCGATCGAGGCATCCGGGGTCATCCCTGACGCCCGAGCCCAGTACGATATCGAGGCCATCGCAAACGAGGTCATCGGCGTCCTCAAGGACGGATTCGCCTGCATGGTCGATCCGGAGCACTTCTGGGAGATCGTGGAAGCCCACGAGATCGCCGATGGTGATCAGCGGATCATCTGGGATGGACCAGACGACGACGGAATTCAGACTGCACGGCTGATGCGATGGAGCGCTGATGAGGGCGGCTTCATCGAAATCGACTCCGAGACGATCGTGAGCAGTGAGGAGGAAGCCCCCTACGCCGCCGCCGAGACCGCCCTGGAAGCCCGCAACGGCCTTCGCGATGTGACCAGCATCTGGTGCCGCTGACCACCACAACTACAGAGGGGTCGCCTCCATGGCGGCCCCTCATCGACAGAGAGGAATCGAATCATGGCTCGACCTGTCATCCATGCAGCCATCCCAGAGGAGCTGGCCGATTGGATCACCCGCCGCGAGGAGCTGAGGCGGGGCCCCCAACCCTTGTCGAGGGCATCCATCTCGGAGCTGCAAACCTTCCACGACATCATGACCGCCGAACTCACCCGCCACCGCTGGAGTCTGGCAGAGCTGGAGATCATCGCCCGAGCCACGATGGGCACCCCGCCCGGCCCCGGCGTGCCAACCACCGTTGGTGCGATGTTCGCGGCGGTGTTCGATGCACGCCGCCTGGGGGAGGTGGCCGACGACGAAGCCACGACGGCGCTGCTGGACAAGCTGGGCGGCCTGTCTCCCGCCGGTGACGTGGCCCTGGAATATGCGGTGGCCGCGTGGTGGCGTGACGACCACCGCAACACGGCCGCCGACTGGGCTACCGTCGGAATCATCGTCACCAACGACTGACCCAGCCACATGACCCCCCGGATGCCAAGGCGGCTCCGGGGGTCTTTTCGTGTCTCTGGAGGTAGTTTTTGCAGCGTCTAGATCCGCCACAAATCCGCCACAGCTTTTCCGATGATCTGTGTTTGCCCTAGTCAAATGCATGTTTCTGGGTGTGCCTAACTGGAGCACAGACAGCATCATTGGAGCTACCACAAATGCGGTGTGATTCGCCACCTGACTAGGTGAAACAGCTTTTGGCTAGGAGTGATGCACTGCCCGTCGACCTCTCCGATGTGGTGAACAGCGGGAACAGAGTGACTAGAATAGCCTCACATCCGCCACAAATCCGCCACAAACCCGAGGGGTGCCCATGGGCCGCAGATCATCCTTCCGACGCCGCTCCACCCTGGGGAACATGTGGCAGCAGAACGGACGATGGATCGCCAAGTATGAGCATCACGGCACCACCCATCGAGCCGGTCGCACCTTCACCACGGCAAAGCTGGCAGACGACTGGCTGTGTGACGAGCAGCGCCTCATCGACCGCGACGAATGGACACCACCAGCCGACCGCAGACACACCATCCAGATCGACTCAACCACCTTCCGAGACTATGCATCACGCTGGATAGACACACGCCTCAAAAAAGGCCGGCCCCTCGCAGAATCCACACGGCACGAATACCGCCGCTACCTCGCACGATATGTTGGTGACATTGGCGACGAACCTTTGGCGGCAACCAGCCGAGACGACTGGCGGCAATGGTACGACCAGTTGTGCCCCGACAAACCCGTCCAGCGAGCCAGAGTGTATGCGTTCGTGTGCTCCGTGCTCACCTCGGCCGTGGATGACGAGCTGATCCCTGCCAGCCCCCTGAAAATCAGGGGCGCATCCCGGGCAGTCAGCGACAAAACCAACCTTCGACTCCCCACCGCCGCCGAGATCGACACCATCGCCGACCACATGCCGCCCGACACCAAGCTTGCCGTGCTGCTGGCCGCATGGTGTGGTCTGCGCGCCGGCGAGATCATCGCCCTGCAGCGCCGCGACATCGACTTGGAGGCCCCGTCGGTGACCGTCGCCCGCGCCGCCTCCCGCGCCGGGGCACGATGGATCGTCAAGGCACCCAAGTCCGAGGCAGGACGGCGCATCGTCCCCATGCCCGGTTTCCTCGTCGCCGAGGTGCGCAAACACCTCGACACCTACGCGGGGCCTCGCCGGGATGACTGGGTGTTCCCTGCCGACGATGGCGGCATGCGCACCCATGCCGGGCTGATCGGCACCCGAGGCGGACGCTACAAAAACGGTCAGCCGAAATACCCCACCCGCTACTGCAAGGCCATCGATGAGACGGGGCTTGGATGGGTGACGTTCCACATGCTGCGACACTTCTTTGGCACACAGGTGACATGGCAGGGCGCAGGACCCAAGGATGCCATGGCGTTGATGGGGCAATCCACCATGTCGGCGTGGCAGCGCTACCAGCACACCGACCCCGCAAGGCAGCGTGAACTGGCCGCCGCCCTGGACCAGCTGCACACCGGCGACACCACCACTGCTGCCCCGGAGTTTTCGGGTGACCTGCTGGGGCGTCTCACACCCGGCCAGATCGCCGCCATGATCGACACCCTCAGCGACACCGAGGCAGCCGAACTGCTGGCAGGACTGCCACCGGAACGCCTCGCAGACATATGGCGGGCAAGACGCTCATAAAAAGCTGCGGCCCCCGGGAGAAGAAGCTGTAATCTACATCAATCGGCTGTTCAGGGGGTCCTCGCGGTGGTCGACCTGCCAGCCGATGGAACGCAGGGCTGGGGAATGCCGCTTCAACAACCTCGACACGCCCCGGCCGCTTTGAGTCCAGTTGCTGCCCTGATGGTTGTAATGACGCAACTCGACCAGATCGAGCAGACTTGCGGCGCTCCCAGTGAACGGTTCCGTGATGGTCCCCGGATCAATGAGGGCGGCCATGAACGGGGACGCCATGAGCGACTCGCGGGCCATGAGGCTTGCTTTGTCGCGATAGCGTTGCATTCCAGCGGTGTCGTAGGCCTGATCGAGGCAGGCCAGCAGGTGGGAGAAGTCAGCCATTCTTGAATAGGTGTCAGCCTCGACATGAGGGGCAAACTTGAGATAGTTGGCTACCCCAGATACACTGGACATGATCGTCAACAGATCAGCTACACTGGAGTCGTGCAGCTTTTTGCCCCCCGCGTTCAGCCCGGCGCGGGGGGTTTCATGTGTCTGGGTCATCTCAGGCGACCCTCCGAACGAGAGCAGCTACGTCGGTAACGGTTGGATCCTTCAAGGCTACAGTTGGTGCCGACGGTAATAGCAGGAGGACCCACCCAAAAATGGGCGAGTCCTCCTAGGGTCCTCCCGGCCGCCTATCCTCCGAGGTCTGTCATTCCATGAGCAGGCTACGAACAGCATAGCGCGAGTGTCATGACAGATGCTTCACAGCATAATCTGCTTCAGACTGCGTGAACTTTTCCCCATGCTCGCTGGTCAGTTGTTCGCGGATACGCGACTTGGACATATGCTCTATCGACCGGTAATCCTCAGCCATCGCCAGGGCGTTCGCCTTCCAGTCAGCATCGACATTCTTGATGGCATATTTAGCGGCCGCCGGGTCGAAACGTTCTCCATGCTGGCTGGTCAGCTGGTCGTACAGACGGGCTTTCGACATGTGCAGTTTGTCTGAGTATCCCTGAGCCATCTCCAGAGCATTTTCATACTCGGCTGGCACCGTTGGGGATGGACTGTCAAAATCGCTCGGGATGGCGCTAGCCATCGCCTGCCATTGTTCATCAGTGATGTCGGTGGCCTCGCTGGTAGCTGTCTCGGAGGGGATGGCCTCGGCAGTCGTGCTGTCGTCTGGATGAAAGTGGTCATCCGACAAGGCCCCGGTCTGGCTGGGTGAGTGGCATCCTGTGAGGGCGAGGCATGTGCAGGCGGCAAGGGCGGCAAGTTTACGGGCATGCATGAAGGTGACTCCTAGGTAGTCAGGCTGGGATGTGGTTGAGCATGGCGCGTTCAGCGTCAGCCAGTGTGGTGAGTCGGTCGGTGAGGACATCCTCGGTGACCCACAGCTCCTCGGAGGCGGTGGACATATCGACACCGCCAGCCAAGGCTGATGCCACCGCGTCGATGTCTGGCAGGAGACGCCGGGCGGTGACGTCACGGACGCGCCGTTCGCCGGCCCATGTCACATCCACGACCAGCCCCAAATCGATGTGTGCGAGTTCGTGGGCCAGTGTGCAGCGGCGTTCCCGGATGGTGAGGCCGTTGGCGATCCAGATGTGCTGCCCGTCGGTGGCACCCCATTGTCCTGGGGGCAGGCCGCCCCAGCACAGGTCGAGTTGGGGCCGGCTGGTGAGGTCGGCCCACGGGTTAGGCAGGGTCATCTCCCCACTCCCTCTCCTGAAGTTCCCGTTCGGTGAGATGACCGACATCATATGCCGCCATCTTGCTGAAGTTGGGAGATTCCGACTGGTTGTGCAGACGACTGATTTTCAAGGAATCGTCATCCCGCAATGCCGCATTGATCTGCAGCTGTGGATCCATGCTCATTAAGTCGTGGCCGTCACCGCTGGTAGCCGTGCGAGCCAGATCGATGGGGTCCTCGACGCCGAGGGTATGGGCCAGAGGAATGAAAATCTCAGGCGTCAGAGTATCGATCCCTTGGCATGCGGCTGCCACATCACGCCGATTCAATCCAGCTGCATCAGCGACATGATCTAAGCCGCCATGCGATGGCAAGGCTTGAGTGAACCATCCAGCGATAAAGCGGGTGCCGATCTCCACGTTTTCAGGTTCTGCCGTGTCGAGGATATGAGCGACCATCCCATCGTTGAGCAGCACCCCTGGGTCGAGATCGAGGGCATGGCACAAAGCGAGGAGGGCTTCCAGAGTGATTGCCTGTTCGCCCTTAAGGCTGTAGAGGACGCCACTCTTGGAG